ACGAGCAGAAGCGGGCGGTGGAGACCGCGAGGCTAGCGGCGGAGCAGACCGCGAGGGTAGCGAAGCTAGCAGAGGACGCGAGGGTAGCAGAGGACGCGAGGGTAGCGGAGAAGAAGCGGGCGGAGGACGAGCGGGCGGAGGACGAGCTGGCCGCGAAGGTAGCAGAGGACAAGCAGAAGCGGGCGGCAGAGCAGCAGGAGACCGCGAGGCTGGCGGCGGACAAGCAGGCGGCGGACGAGATCGCGAGGGTAGCGGAGAAGAAGCGGGCGGAGGAGCAGAAGGTGGACGAGCAGATACGGAATAATCTAAGATCGGTAACCCGTCATGTAACAAAAGAGCGCAATGCATTATTAGACGTACCAAACCCAACCGGTGATATTGAGGCACTTGAAGAACACGCAATTGAACTCAGCAATGCGCTTGATCTAACCGTTAATGCTAACACGCATCCTCTTCCATCCATCGTACTCACAGAAATCGTAACAATTCTAAACGGATTAAATACTTTATTTACTACCCCTTACACCTTTAACCCTGGTATTGATGGTATTGATTTCATTAATCGTATTGGTAGCTTATCTGACTATAATGCTGCTTACAGACAACCAATAAAGAACGATAACGGCACTATTCGGCAACTAACGCTATTACAACGAGCAACAATATCTGGTTGGAATGCTGGGTATAACCGAATGTCTGATGGTTTAATAAAAGACAAAATGCAAGCAGATGGGTTCAAAAATGGTAATCTGGTTTATTTAAAGAATAGTCAACCGGATTTAAAGAATAGTCAACCGGTAGACATTAGATCTACTATTAAAACGGCTTATATCAATTTTATGAAAGGATTTGGCCTCCTTATAGGAAAGACGAGTAGTTTATTTAATATCCCCAATAAGACAGAAGAGGAAACAGATATGTTTAAACGAATTGTGGACACAATACGCGAGGTGAAAGATGTTAAACTGTTTGGTAATAATAGAATATCTCAGTATTATAATTGTCTCATTATCGTCGTTATGACCGAAAATACAAGACGTTTACTGGATCCTGGAACTGGAAACAATATTGATGAAAGGATTATTTCCTACTTTCATATGTTGCGTAGATTAATTGACTATTTTGAACGCCCTTCCACAAATGATGCTCGTCCAAAATATGATGCGCTAAAAGATTTCGCTCTATATGTAGAACAAGGGGAACTGAACACGCATCCGTTGCACAATCCGACGCTAGTCACTTATTTACCAATCACAGGGAAACTAAAAAATGTAAAGGCCCAATACCTTGATATAACTGGAATACGTGAAGACAAGACACGTTTAGTTGGTGAATACAAACCCATTCAATTTACACCTATTACCAAGTTCAAAGATCTAGACTTGTCAACGTTAATATACCAAATATATTACCACCACAACCCCAAATCCAAACCCGGCTCGCGCGGTGGAAGTCCGACCAAAAAGAATAAACCCACAATTTCTTCCACTAACCGTCGTACCAAGCGCCCTATACGTATAAATCGGTCCAATCACACGCATAATAAACTACCAAGAAATATTCGTCGTCAAAGTCGGAAAAGACGTTCAATAAAAATTATAAGCGGGCGAATACTTACTTAATTGATACATTATATACACATTTGAAGATTTAAATCCGCACGCCTTTGGCGTGCTATTTATATAATTCAAATGAAACGTTGCCGATAAATGAATTAAAACGTATAACCACCTTCGGTGGTTGTGCTGATTTAAATCTTCATCGGTGTAAACAAAGATTTAGAAAATAGTACGATTTGCTAATCGGCACATAACAAATTAGTTTCGCGAAAGTAATTTGTTTACTTATGTTATACTCGTTACATATACCACATGAATAATTTTGCCAGTGGACTTACAAGTTTTTTAAATAGATTTGCTCGTACAGCGCCTACTGCTAATGTTGGTGCTACTGCTAATCAAGAAAAAGTAAAAGCTAATATACAAAAAAATCTTGCCGTTATTCAACGTCTAGAACGAGAAAAAACAGATATAGTTGAACAATTTAGAAATTCGTTGCAGTCTTTCATTAGCAAGTATGGGCCAGTTGACCAAATGTCCAACGATAGGAGAAACAAAATGGTCTTATTAAACAGAGGGGCTAAACTAAAAATATCACGAATAAATACACGAATTGGATTGTTAACGGCCCAAACCAACAAATTAAACGAATGCACTACCAACCGATCGGGTGGTAAACAAGTGTGCGACAATGATGCTATCCAAAACGCCGGTCGTGCCTCTGCATTTCTAATCCTTCAAGAAGAGGCCCAAGCGGCAAAACAAGAACCGTTGGACCAAGCAGAAATAGACAGGATAGTCCAAATAGCCGAACAAGAACAGTTTGACCAAGCACGTGCAAGCCAAAATTTAGTAGATGTATTAATGGGTGCTTTGTCATTACCCCCACCTCCCCGTGTTAGCGTTGTGGATCTTCCGATTGCAAATGCTACAATAGACCCTCTTCCTCCTCTCGTTAATGCCGATTATATTCAAAATCCTATGCACCAGTATAATAATCCTACTATTGTTGCTACTCCTGTTACTGACGTTAACCGTGATGCCCGGGCACTAGCGGATAATCATGCACAAGTCATACCATCAATTCTCCCTAACAATAGTTTGGTAGCTAGTCAGCAAGTTGGACAAAACGATTTAATCGAAGTTGTAATGGGGGCTCTGCAAAACCCTCATACTGCTGCTACTACTACTGCTACTGGTACTGGTACTCCTGTTCCTGGTACTGGTACTCCTGTTCCTGGTACTACTACTGCTCCTGTTCCTGGTACTGCTGCTAGTACTAATGCTGCTGCTAGACCATCTATTAATAGCTTGTTTAGTCCAGCAGTACAACGAACAAATGGACGACCAATACGGTTTAAATATAACGGTTCATCAGTATCAGATACAGCATCAGTATCAGATACAGCATCATCAAACGTGTCAGATACAGCATCAGTATCAGATACAGCATCATCAAACGTGTCAGATACAGCATCAGTATCAGATACAGCATCAGCATCATCAAACGCGTCATCAAGCGTGTCATCAAGCGTGTCATCAAACGGGTCATCAAGCGGGTCATCAAGCGGGTCATCAGAAACAACCGGATCAAGAGTTATACGAGTACCAGTAAGAAACCAGTTACACGCAAATGCAGCAGCACCAGTATCAACACCAGCACCAGCACCAGTATCAACACCAGCATTAGGCGCCAACAGTGCGTGGACATTAATAGATAAAATCCGGCATTATTTAAAATTGTTTGTATCACAATTCAACCCAAAAGAAATCATCGTTTATTCAGACAAAGTTGACCTATCAAATCTACCAACAAAAATAAAGGATTATTTAAAAACGAATAAAAACCTCATCTATGTTGAGCATTATTGGACCAAACCAGATCCTAAGAGAAAGGCTGCATCACCCCCTGCTTCTCCATTACAAAAAACATACGTGTTTATGGATAGAAAGACTTATGAATTTAAAACATTCACTATCGCGGGTGATGGGTCGGTCGCTAGTCCCGTTGGTTCTGACACCGTTAATGCTGCTGATGGCAAAGGCACTGGTTCTCCTGCTTCTACTGGTGTTAATGTCAACGTCAATGGTGCTGCTGATACCGTCAATGGTGATGCTATCAAAGTTAAAGGCGCGGTTACACAATGCCTTCCCGACCATCATAGAAACGTAATAGCCAAGGGGTTTCATAAAGGCGGACTTTTGGACATGATTCGTATGATAATAAACGGCGGCAAGAAGATGTTTGAAACGCATTTAAATAAAAGTGGTACAAATAGATTGAATATTGCAAATGAGATGGTAACGAGTTTGAATACCAAGATAAATCAGAAAGACGATCTAATGCAAATGTTACAAAATGTTTCTACCAAGCCAACCAGTTTTATTACTACTGAAATTCTGGGTTTATTGGGCGAAAACAAGACTTGCAAAAATGGAAAGGGACAATTATTTTTACCAACCGAAGAAGCTCTTGTGGGTTTACGCGAATTGCGCGATCAGCTTCAAGCAATTGAACTCCAATCCACTACCCAATCGATTAGCGATGACCAGACAATAGACTCCATATATAGTCAAGTAGAGCTTGAAGCGATAAAATCCGATGAAAAGTCAGTAAAAGCTCTAAATGATCGGAAGCGACAGAGGGTGTCACATGATTTGCCCAATAAAATCTAATATACCTAAAAATAGTTAAATACAACAATCCGTTCTATTTAACAAATGATAACCGACCAATATGCAATGGCGGTAATATATTTACCAATTCAACTACACGCTGATGGTACAAATACTCCATTAACCGAGATTATGACGGTTAATGTAACCCCGTGCAGTGAACTACCAACCAATGTCAAGCCAAATAGTGCAAGTGCGGAATTCGCAAATCAGTTAAACTTATTGGCCAAGTCATCTAAACATACATCAATTGTAAGCGATCCCGCCACTCAAATGGTTTCACCAGAGAACCCGAATTCTCTGGTAAAAGATGAATTCGTTAAATTATTAACTATTACTCGCGATGAATTAACAAGGCGTACTGCAAAACAATCTATCAATAATACAACCTTTCGTAATAAACGACCTGTAATGAACCGACATACTATGAGAAACCGTACTAGTTCATAAAATACGGACGTTGGTTCTTTTCAACGACAAGTGGCTCTGGGATAAAAATCGGTAGTTTGTCAATCATATTCAACGATTGGACCGGTTTTATATCGGGGCGAACATCCTTCTTCGGATTAACCAGATTGGTTGACCCGATTCCGAATAACTGAGACTCAATATCACAAGCGTTGAATGCAAGATTTGATGCAGGAATTCTACCGGTAAGTAGTCCATCTCCCGCATAATAGGTTTCAACTGGTTTACCGGCACTCTCATATGTAGAATATTTACAACCCAATTTGTTAGCTGATTGTTCTAATGTATAATCACCCGGCATATTTTTATTGCGTGTTGACGACATGTTGTATACAAGATATACATTCTGTATACAAAAAAAATTTACCTTTTCTTAAAAAGATGAATATGAAGCAATTTATAATTTTCATTTTCTATCGTAAACGGACCCTCGTTACGTGATAACAATGTAAAAAAATCTTTTAGACAATTGTGAAAGAGCAAAAAATAATCATAACTAAATAACACCGCCATCCCAATATTTATGTCGGTTGAAAACATGAATGATGCGGCTTGTTCGTATATTGCAATGAATGGCGGGACACGTCGTGTCTTATCAAATATATACTCCATAGCCGAATAAGCGGAGGTTTCGTCGTATTCTAGTTCGTCGCGACTAACTGCATCAATATCGGAATGAACAATGTAGGGGTAACTATCTGATTTCATTTGAAATACTCGCCTGATAATTTTCCGATACTCTTCGTCATTGGTATACGAAATAGTTAAATCAGTTGGGTAGGAGTATGTTGGGCTGCTCATCTCAGTATACTATACTTATACTACTAAATGTCGCGTAACGTTTATATAGATTTTAATGGAGATAATCAAAATCTATACAGATGGGAAAAACTCCCAATCCAAATCTTGACATACCTTTTTCCAAATCATATCCTGTTCTAATTGTTTCTCCCGGTCTTTCATCATAGGTATGTAGGGCAGATATTGCGTCTGATCCAGTAAAACACATAATTGATGCAGAGTATATGTATAATTAAAGAAATTGGTTCTACTCGCCGGACAATGAACGGCCCACGGTTTCTGTATCTCTATAAAGAGAACACATAATGTCTCGTGTAATTCTTCGTTCATAACGGGTGGTTTAATACCAAAAAGAGAATTGATATACTGAATATGCTCAAAGTATTTATTTAGACCCAATTTCCGTAAAATATCGCGCATTTTATCGTAATTAATCAATGACATATTGGTAATACGTTCTTTCTTAATGCGAGCGCGGATTGCGTCTAATACTTCCTCTGGTATTTGTGTGGTTTCTTTTGCCTGAAACTGCGAGAGGATTTCTTTGAAATGGTTCAGTCTTATATATGCAGTATAAGAGACCTCATTTGGGGGCTCTTTGTTATTTGGTTTGGAACTATCTACGATATAGGTAATAAACCGTCCACAGTTCTTATTATTACATATAAGAACGCCCTCTTCGTCTTGTGGAATAAGTTCTCCAATTTGGCATGTTTCGCATATATCGGAACCCATTGTATAGTCCTGCATATTTGTAAGGTCATTGGTTACATTACGCCAATATTTTTGGCAATTTCTCTTTAACTTTGCATATTTACTACTCGCATCATTATCTGACGCCGTACTATTAGATTTAATTTTAAAAAATGTGTTTACTGAACTTGTGTTTTGTGTATGTTCTAGTTTATTTGAAATCTGTTGCTTTTGTTCAAAATAACCGAAGATATATTTGGCATTATTTAGCATATATTCCTTACAAGATCTCTTATGATTACGAATGGTAGTACGTATATCGTTCATTCTATCTCGTGCGTCCAAATATTCGGATACTTGTTCAGGTCGTAATTTACGTATATAGCTCTTTAACGCTTCCTTTTCTGCGTTCAATCTCGGGATAACGTCTTCATTTAATTCATTTATTTGCCTGAGCATGTCAGTGTGTTTTTCATCAATTGTATTGATAGATGGTTTATGTCCATTCATTTTAACATTCTGAGAACCAGACATTTAATCACTTGTATTATAATAGATAATTTGTTAAGGTGTTTTTATGTTGATTTTAGGACAATTCTAGTATGTAAAAATGAGAACTCGTATTAGTATGCAATTTGTTGTATGAGTAATTCTATATCTATATGAATAACAAACAATCCCATCTTGTAACAGATACCCCCAACAACATAAAAGTAGACAAGGCTGTGTTCCAGAAATTAATCTTTTTAGCAAACGCATTGGAACAAGGTTGGACAATAAAGAAATCCAATGATACATATATTTTTAAAAAGAAACACGAGAACCGACAAGAGATATTCCACGAAAACTATTTAGAAACATTCATACTTTCAAACTACAACTCAGATAGCTTTGTATTATAATCGGTTATAGTTTTAATCGGCTGGTTACACGATGTTCGGTCCATAATTAATGGGGGGGGTCTTCAAATGGAGTATAATGTGTTATTATTTAGGAATAGTTTACAGTATTACAATTATTATTTACAGATTAATAATTGTAGCTTAAAATACGACCGTTTCTATGTATGAAACTCTATAATTAAAAATTATGTAAAAACGGTTTAGCCAAACTAATTAATTAATTAGATTAATTATATTCATTCTCCGAAATTTTTTTCTTTACAGAGTATATAATTCCATACAATGGCTGGTGGTTTGATGCAATTAGTCGCCTACGGCGCACAAGACGTGTTCCTTACCGGAACCCCCGAGATTACTTTCTGGAAGGTGTCGTACAGACGCCATACCAACTTCGCTATGGAGTCCATTGAGCAGACCTTCTCTGGTCAGGCTGATTTCGGACGCCGTGTGACCTGCACGATCAGCCGCAATGGTGATCTTGCCTACCGCACCTACCTCCAGGTGACCCTCCCCGAGATCAACCAGGGTATGAAGGGAACCTCTCCTGCTGTCTATGCCCGTTGGTTAGATTTCATCGGTGAGCAGCTTATTGCCCAGGTTGAGGTTGAGATTGGTGGTCAGCGAATTGACCGTCAGTATGGTGACTGGATGCACATCTGGAACCAGCTGACCCTCTCCAAGGAGCAGCAGTCCGGTTACTTCAAGATGATTGGTAACACCACTCAGCTTACCTACATCACCGATCCCCTGTTCGCTGGTGTGTCTGGTCCTTGCGCCGCCACCTCTGCCCCCAACCAGGTGTGCGCTCCCCGCAACGCCCTGCCCGAGACCACCCTTTACGTGCCTCTGCAGTTCTGGTTTTGCCGTAACCCCGGACTTGCCCTTCCCCTGATTGCCCTTCAGTACCACGAGGTGAAGATCAACATTGATTTCCGTCCCATTGGTGAGTGCTTGTGGGCTGTTGGCAACCTCTCTGGAACCGGTGCCGGTGCCTCCGCGTCCGTGCAGCAGGCTTACCAGCAGTCCCTTGTTGCTGCCTCTCTGTACGTTGACTACATCTTCCTCGATACCGATGAGCGCCGCAAGATGGCACAGAACCCCCACGAGTACCTCATTGAGCAGGTCCAATTCACTGGTGACGAGTCTGTCGGTTCCTCTTCCAACAAGATCAAGTTGAACTTCAACCACCCTTGCAAGGAGCTCATCTGGGTCGTTCAGCCCGATGCCAACGTTGACTACTGTGCTTCCCTTATTGACAATAGCACTCTGTTCAAGACCCTCGGTGCCCAGCCCTTCAACTACACTGATGCCATTGATGCTCTTCCCAATGCCGTGATTGCATTCGGTTCCGAGGCCACCACCATCGGGACTGGTTCCGTCATTAACACGTCTGGTTTGTTCGAGTTGGGTGGTGTGCTATCCGACGACAGAGCCACTGGTAATGCCAACGGTGCTTCCCTCACTGATGCCGGCACCTTCGTGCTTGCTGAGACTGCCCTTGACATGCACTGCTGGGGTGAGAACCCCGTTGTCACTGCCAAGTTGCAGCTCAACGGACAGGACCGCTTCTCTGAGCGTGAGGGTTCTTACTTTGACACCGTTCAGCCCTTCCAGCACCACACCCGTGCTCCTGACTGCGGTATCAACGTGTACTCCTTTGCTCTGCGCCCGGAAGAACACCAACCCAGCGGGTCGTGCAACTTCTCTCGCATTGATAATGCAGTGATGCAGCTCGTGCTTTCCTCCGGAACCGTTTCCGGAACCAACACCGCCAAGGTCCGTGTGTACGCTGTCAATTACAATGTTCTCCGTGTCATGAGCGGCATGGCTGGAGTGGCGTACAGTAATTGAGGGACCTACATTTTATGCGTGACCTTCAAACTAATACAAATAAAAATTAACCGTAAAAACAAAATAAAAATATTCTAATGTAAAACTTAATTTATAAAAAAATTATAAATTAATGCATCATAATCAGTTTTATACCTCCATTTTTTTATTTTTTCTATATTCTGCCAAATCTGCTGCCTTTTGTCTGTTGTATTCGTCATTGCCATACGTCTCCTTTAATCGCTGACGTTGGTTTGCCTTACGAATGCGTGCCGATTCACGTTTTTCATCATCCGTCTTTTTATTTTTATTTGCTACCATATCTTTATTATTTGTGTTTTTTGCAGATGACGTTTCAGTTGTTGTTGGTTTATATTCAGTAACAGTTTTATTATTTTCTTGCGTGTCAGTTAATAGACTGATTTCACTATTATTTACATTTTGGGATTGGTTACTAACATTTTGAGCTTTACGATAATTTGCCATTTCTAATGCTCTCATTTTTTTGTATTCGTCATTGCCTTGTGTTTCTTTCATTTGTAATCGTTGTCGTGCTTTCTTTGTTCGCTCATATTCACGTCGCCTTGCAAGTGCTCCATCAATAACGGATTGCATAGTATTATTTTCATCAGTTGCAATACGTTGTTCTACTTGTTCCACTACGTCAATTAGCGTTTGGCGAACTACATTGTCTGATTGCATCTCTGATTTAAGTGCGATATTGAACGAATATATATCCATAAATTTCTTAAACACATCGTCAAGCACATAATTGCGTTTAATATGATTACATCCAAAACAACAAGACTTTACATTGTCAATAGAATACCCCTTGGTATTATCTAGCCTATCAACGCCATTCAAATGTTGCGAATTAGATGGTTTTCCACAAAGATAGCACGGGTGTAATTTAAGTGCTTCAAATTCATCACGTGACAATACAAAATCAAGGTTCTTTTTGGACGCACGTTTATTATAATCAACATATGATGCCGAAGTATAATCTGGAAACATCTCGGGAAATAACCGTCCCTGAATTCGTCCATTATATGTCAAAATGTGCTCTACGCGACCGAGGAACGCATCCACTGACAAGGAAGCTTTCATATAATTGCACATTTGGCAACAACTTACACAATTGTCAACGACATAACCTATTTCGGAATTTTGTCGGTCAATGCCGTTAAACCCCTTATCTTGGATAGTTCCACAATAATAACAGGGGGCTTTTACAATTTCATCAAACACGTCAGATGATAACCCAAATTCAAGATTTTTATCGTTTGCTGACCGTTTATAATTGGAATAATGAATTTTTATATTTTCTAGTCTGCTTTGGTTATTCGTCGCAACTTTTTCGGGGTTACGGTCTCGCCATTGCTTTGCATTTTCTGCATTTTTATTCAAATATTGGTCTACATCAGCTTCAATCTGACGATGCCGATAATTCAAGCCCTTCATTACCACTTTTTCGTAGTTATTTTCATTCCATTCTTGTTTTACGGCTTTTCGTTCAGGTTTCTGCTCAGCTATACGTGACAATTCATTGCGATGTTCCTTGTCTCGTTTCATATCTTGAATGCGGTTCGCTTCTCTGCATGATGCACACGTTTTTGTGTGTTCCGCATTGTGCCCGATAAATTGTTCTTCGTCCAATGTTTTACAACACGTTGTGCAAATCTGCTTGTTTGGTTCTGGTGCAGTCGTTTTTTGGGCATATCCACGCCTAGCACGGTCCTTTTCACGCTCAATTACCAAACATTCTTCGCAAGCTGACTTGGAATAGTCTGTGTCTAATTGTGCACGGCAACCTCGCACATATTGTTTGCATAACTTTTTGCCTAATGCCGCCGTCTCATCCACGAAAACACACAATTGATGTTTCATACAATACTTGTTTTCATCGGACCGCTTGAATTTACAGGCATCACTTGCGCATGACACAACTGCTTCTTTTGCAGTTATCTTGGATTGTTTCCCACGTTCTTTGCAATTGGAACAGGTTTTCACACCATCTGGTAAATAATACGACTTTTTACAACCTGAACAAATCGTCTGATTTGCCATCATTTCATCCGTATAATCGGACATATACGAATGATTTTTACAAAACCTGGATTCGTTCAATGCGTTACATCTGCAACCATTGTTATTTCTATCAATTGCTAGACATTTCGTCATTTTATGTTGATAAATTGGAAATCTTTATTTCATTCAATTTTTTGAACATTCAAATATTCAAATGTTCAAAAATTAGCGATATTCAAATGTTCAAATGTTGTTTATTGGTTATTAAACGCAAAAAGCGATTTATTTATTATTGATACAGATTATAAAATATCGCTCCTGAATCCTCAGGAGCGATATTCAAATGTTCAACCTATGCTTTTTGGTTGTTAACGCAAAAAATAAAACAGTTAAATTTTAAAGTAAAACTTGCTTTTGTTGTAACAAAAGCATACGTAATTATTATACAGAATTTTATAAAATATTAGAAATGTTTGCTTCTCCCAAATGAAAAGCAAAACGACAAGACGCACAACAGTCACAATAAATATTGTCGTTGTTAACGTGACTAAAATGGCACCCATAACATTTTAACATTTCGCCGATTTATTTACGACATAAAGGACATTTTCTTAAATGTTCTTCGTTCTCGTATTTTTCTTCTCTCTCATGCTCCCATTTATTAAGTTCTTCATTATATATTTTAATTAATGGATAATCATTGTCCCATTTTGTATTTTCTGGGTCATCGTAATAATCAGATTCAACAACAGGATATGGAAATTCAGGTTTTCCATTGTCAGTTTCATCCCCATAATAACATCGTTTGAAACAATTAATACACAATGAGTGTTCGCATCTTGGTTGTGATATGCATTTTTTAACGTCTAAGCATATTGGACACTCTAAATTATCATTTATTTCTAGTGTTCCTTTACGTACATAAGTCTTATCGTCTCGTTTCCAAGTTCCAATAGCTATATCACAGTTAGTACATAAATAATGTCCTTTCTGTTCAAACCACCATTTAGGTAATACAGAATCACATATTGTGTAATATTTACATTTTATTCCTCCACCATCTTCTTCTGTATTTTGACAATCGTATCCAATATTGCTATTTTCATAATCAAACTCTCTCGCCATAATAAATACATTAGTTGCATTATATTTATATCAATTTATTAGATTAACAACCTGCACCCGAACTCTTGTAATATACAACCCGCCCCGCTTAATTAGCAAAACTATCTTCTAAGTGTGTGCAATCCCCCTTATCAAAATCCGCACTATACACTACTTTATTGGGCATTGTATGGTTTGTGCTTTCATATGAGAATTGCCAATTTAACGTGGCTTGGTTTGCTCCGCTCTTGATGCATTCATATATTTTCCCCTCAAATTGTGCGTATGCGCCACGGTTAATGGCGAATTTCTGTGGGAAAATGTTTATCGGCTCGTTGCCATATCCTCCCAGACGATTTGCCATAATATGCCCCGCGTCACAATCAGTTGAACCGTCATCTTCTAACATACGAGAATAATCCTGTGTGCACTTTGTCGGTTCAGTCCCTTTATCCAACGATTTAGGTGAAACAAGTCCCTTTACCGACGATACTACTGCATGTCCATTGTGTTCAATATATGTGTATTTTACAGTTGACCCCCCGCCGCCCATTACCAATGTATTTACTCCTACAACCGGACATTGCACGGTCGTACATATGCAAGTGCTGCCAGTTACGGAATATGTAAATGCTGAAAACGCAGTGCATAAAAGCCCGATTGCAACTAAACGCAGTCCACTGAACATCCCAAAATATTATATCATATGCACAGATATAATATTTTGCTGTAATATTTAAGGACAAATATCTTCAATGTGAGCTAACATACCGTTATTGTGAATAAGTTTTTTTCGTAAAGAATTGTTCAAGTGACTATTATATGATTTTCTTATTCTACCACCCATATTTCAGAAAAGGGGGGGGTGAGCAAGACGATAAGACGCACGGTGGTCACAACAAGGAAATAATCATATAGATAGAATTTATACTTGGGCAAAAACCAATTGTGGTATTGATATATATGATTATGTTTGGTCATGGATTGCCGACTGCAATCAATAAACATATCCTTTGATATTTGAGTGTATTATTAGAGAATAATTGTAATAATACCCACATCACGCTTGATGGTCGTGACAATCGTCTTCATCTATCGTGGCATATCCCATGCTCGCTAAAACCCAGGTGTCTAATTTCCGCAACAAGTCGGTTATAAATTTGGCAAAAGTCATTCCTACTATAATGTTGTATTTTTCTTTTCAGCCGACAGGTGAACAAGTGACATATATGTATGCAAATGATGTATCTTACTCCCCACATCAACCCGAAATAGTTCATTGCATATATCATTCGCAACTGCATTAAGTGGGACTATCACAGAAAAATGTACATTTAACCTGTTTTTATTCCGTGCTAAACCTATCCGATTGAACCAATTGTCTCGGTTTATATTTTGATAGAATGGGTAATATTGCTTTTATGGAATTCAATTAAAAAGTCGGGAACAATTTGATGTAAACCAACACGAGCATCTATATTTCCGTTGTAATTAGAAAATAATTCTTCTGCTAAAAATCGGTCGTGTCCGTATTGATCGTATATCTTAGTAACATTACTTACGGTCAACGCCATCTTAGATGTAAATACAATCGAATTCGTCTCCATCGAGTGATATCCAAATCTATTCTTAATGCCAATCGATTCATAGTTGTCTATACCCAATATTCTCTCTTCATCTTCCCATAAACACCTTATGCAAAATATGTAATCAAGATCCAATCGTTTTATTTCAGAAACTGATCGCAATAACCAGTCAGGTTCAATCCAACAGTCGTCATCAATTTGAGTAATATATTTCGTCCCACTCATCATTACGCCAAGTGTTCTAAGATAGTTATCTTTTCTAACAATGTCGTATACTGGGTGATTAATGACATAATTGTACTGTACATAATTATCATTAGCATACGATGTCAAGACTTTATCGTCAGGTGTAAGCGAGTTTTCGCATCTATGATTGTCCCATAGAATGATATGTATAAGACGTATATCTTGTAATGCCAATGTTTTTACCAATCGCAATAAGGATTGCCTACCAATAGTAGGAGTTACAACAGTTATTTCGTACATAAACAAGTATATCACATCAGTTTATATTGTTTATGTAAACCAGTATAAACATTGTACGTATTACATATTAAATATGTCACGTACAAACACATTAAATACACAAAATGACCTATTGTTATCAAGTTTGATGGAATTCTATCGCGACCATGAAAATTTGAATAAAATGATAAGAATTATCAATGGCGATTCCGAAATATCTCTACGTATTGTTGACTGGTTTGTCACGAACTATGCGAAGAAATATTATACTGTATATGAGCAAACAAATGGGTCGGGGGATGCTCTTACGGTAACACGGTTTAAAGTATATAACGAATATAAGTTGAAATTAAAAGCGTATTCTAAGCGACGGTTTGACCCATTTTGTAGGTGGGAACGGGTATCTATCCCTTATAACAAGGAGCAGTTTATGGAAACTACCATCGGACAATTGAATTTCTTTAAATGGGCATTAGAAAACAATATTGTTGACTATATTAAGAGCAACTACGATGCGATTGAAAATGATATGAATAAACGTAATAGCACTACTAAACGTCGCACCCCGGTAGACGACGAAAGCACTGTACAGATAAATAATTCAAAAACGAGAAAACGTAGGGAAGAGTTATCCATTTCGGCCTGTAAATGCATAAAAAAGGAAAATGTTCAGATTATAGTAAAATTCAATTAATTCTGTTGTTTTGCTAGAATGATGTCATTGATAAATTGCTCAATGTCATTAATCCATTGGTTTCCTACATCGGCTTCGTCGTCTTTATTGTATGAAACATCTGCATTTGTATTTAAGTTCAACACCCGCGTCTTTATTTTGTCTTTATTACAATCCCACTCTTGATAATTTTCCAACCAATCATCGTGATACTTCTTACATTTCTGTAAGTACTCTAATTCTATCTGACTTTCGCCCGTTCTAGACCGTTTGGTAACGCGGCGGTGACATATATCGGCATCCGCATTGATATAGACATACCCGTCCACTATAAAGTCCTGAGAATGTTCGGTTGCAAGCAAACAGTAGATTTTATAATCAATATATGATATTACTCCGTCCGCGTGTAACATCTTTGCGAATATTTGTTTGTCCGCATCTACCGAACGTTCACATATTATCACTTTGCAATCAGGATTTGTGCGAACTGAATTGCGTATCAATGCTAGACGAGTAGTCAGTGCCATTACTTGGAATTGAAATGCGTATTTTTTAGGATCTTCATAAAACTTTTCTAGTATCGTCTTACCATCTTCGTCCCTCACTGTCTCCCATATATCTACTGGTTCTTTTACAAACTTAATATAAGAAGATTCGCCCATTCGTGCGTTGAGTTCTTCCAGTATAGTAGACTTTCCGGCACCGATATTGCCTTCAATGGAGATAATAATTGGTTGGCTCATTTTATTATAATCTTAGATATTTTAACTAAATATGACAATCGGTCTTTCAATTTTTTATGAATACCTCACAGAAAAATATATGAGGATTATATATACAGTTATGGAGACAGAACTAGTAAAACTAAACCCACCTGTTGCCGCGCCTATATCCGTTGAGAAGCCAATTGACAAGTCCAAGTGTTGCGAATGTATTACCAAGAGATTGAATGACCAGGATTTTATGCAAAAGTTTAGTGTGTCCGTCTCATTTGTATTGGAGTTATACCGCGTATTAATGGGAACTATGCTCGTTATGTTCGTCCCTCAAAAATGCGGTGAACAAATGTGTGGGGCAACGGAGAACATGTTCAAGAGTACGGCTACATATAGCGCGAACGCCGGCGTAAATATTGCCACTCTGGTTGCGTTCGTATATCTCTATATTACTGAGATGAAACGTGAAACCACGATGATTGATTATTTAGAAGTAAATAAAGAATTTCCGTCAGACACTGATGCTGTCGGCGAAGCGCTTCTTCATTTACCAGAAATAAAGCGACACAAGGTTCTCAATTTAGACCATAGTTATCAGATAGCTAGTTATATTGCGTTGTTCTGTTTTTTAGCAAATACGTGTTTCAGCGGTTATTCTGTCTATTATAACTACTTAGATAGTAAGACTACCAGCGTTTTCATTACCAATGTACTGTTCTTGGCGGGAAAACTGATTGATACCAATGCACTTGCGAACACGGATACAAACATTTTTTATTCCGCTTATCTCAAAGACCGTATCCAGTATAACTATGTTGACCCGGATAAGATGGCTACCGAAAATCGCGTTACCGAAGTGCCTGTAACGAAAGTGCCGGTAAAGGACACACAAGTTAGTCTAGTGATAAATACTGTATAAATCGCCTTTTCTATTTGATACAGGTTCTCGCCGGTTTATATTTTAATATATCTAATAATTTACTTGTGGTAGGAAACTCCGTATGTCCATAGATATCTTGTAGTAGTAGCCATTCAAACAACCCTCCCCGGTAGATATATACATTTGCAAACCCGAGCCCTAATAATTGGCTATATTTGGTCTCTATACTATCATCATTTGTGTTCTCTCCATATACAATAACCGTTTTACTATTAAAATCGTAGTTGGTTATGTATTCATTTATAAGGTTCTCTTCGGTCTGATACGATATTGTATTTTGTATCAAACATTGTTGGTTGGAAACCAGTAACGTATTGATTAATACATATGTATTTGGGTTTCTGATTGCAACTTGTACATCCTCAAAAGTAGCAGTATTATATCTCGTTTTAAATAAGTTGGTGAACATTAGCTAATATACTACTATTCAACATTTCTATGTCTTTTTACGCACTTATTTTCTTTTTATTATCTCTTATTTTTTCTTCCAATATTGATTTCATTTTTCGGTCACGATATCTTACGCAATCCGTGTAAATTATTTGTAGTAGTTCACAATATTGTTTGTTATGGTTGTCAATTACAGTGCAATCAAAGTTCATCTGATCATCTATATTTGCGCAAAGACGATTGTATTTATCCATGATATATTTATCTATACATTGTTTTACCAATTATTGAACCTATTTTCTCAAATATATTTTGGTCAATCCAACAAAATGGGGGTGTAAACGCTCGTGTTCACTCTATTATTAGCTCATTTTTTACAAAAAATTGATTACTTCTAAATCGTATTATAGATGGCATCAATTACACGGCTTTATAACCTATAATAACTACTACTCAAAATGGATCTTACTCAACGCAAACTCACTCGTTCCGAATGGGAGACTATTGAGGTACCCGTCTCGCAAAGTGAAAAACAAATCTTAAAAATGATTGTGGCCGGGTACAGTGACGTGAATATCCGAACAAACGACCACCTCTCGTTGTACTCATTCTTGAAGATTGACAAGTCTCCCGAAACCGAACGTCTACTCTTCAATAAGTACTTTGAAGATCTTCTAACAAAACCTATCGCAAAATATGGAAAAGATACACCTTTGGCAGACATTACATTTCAACCGATTGGCGGGGGGGAACTCAAACATATGAAAAGTGTGGATAAGTTTCGTATTCAGAACTTAGATAGTACTTTGGGTGATAATAAGGAACTCGTATTTGAGTTCTTATTAATTGACCTTGCAGTAGAACTATTGAAACAAATATATAAAAGAAAACAAAAATATGCCTTCTATCTTTACACCATTATGCAACTAAAAAAAACGTCTATTAACAATCTCAACTGCCACGTTATGGATGTGATTGATCGCATCGTGTCGTACGTAAACTCATTTACAAAAACCAGCGAAATCATTACCAATGCGTACGAGTTCATTGAGCGAAACACTTATCTATTCAAGTATGAGGACCGTTCGTTGTTTACACACCAGAAACAGTTGTTTAGTATTTGCAAACCCCGACCCGACGCACCATTTATTCCGAAACTGGTTCTGTATACTGCTCCGACAGGTACGGGCAAAACGCTCTCCCCAGTCGGCTTATCTGAACAATACCGCGTTATCTTTGTATGTGTTGCGCGCCACATTGGCCTAGCATTGGCAAAATCGGCCATTTCAGTTGAAAAAAAGGTTGCATTCGCATTTGGTTGCGAATCCGCCGCGGACATTCGTCTGCATTACTTCTCGGCAATTGACTATACACGAAACCGTCGTTCCGGCGGTATTGGAAAAGTAGATAATAGTGTCGGTAACAACGTAGAGATTATGATTTGCGATGTTCAGTCTTATATTACGGCAATGCATTATATGCTCGCATTCAACCCGGCCGAACGCATCGTGACATATTGGGACGAACCGACTATTACTATGGACTACAAAGAGCACGCATTACACGCCGTTATTCATAAGAACTGGACCGAGAACCTTATACCAACGGTTGTTCTTTCGTGTGCTACGCTGCCTACACCAGATGAATTACAACCAGTGTTTGCCGATTTCAGATGCAAGTTTGAAGATGCGGAAATACATACCATTACTAGTTACGATTGTAGAAAGTCTATCCCTATATTGGACAAGTCGGGGTTCTGTGTTCTTCCTCACTTTATGCATTCGGAATATAGGCAATTGTATAAATGTATCCAATACTGCGATAGCAACAAGACTTTATTGCGATACTTTGATCTACGCGAGATTATCCGCTTTATTGAATACATCAATTCGGAGAAACTGATTGATGAGACGTACACTATTGATGCATATTTTGCAGAGGATATTAGTAACATCACGATGAACCGATTAAAAGAGTATTATTTGGAGGTGATGTTACACATCAATCCCGACCATTGGGAACAAATCTATAAATACGCTTTATCTACACGCAAACCTAAGTACATTTCTGGCCATAAGCGATCTGGTATTACAAAGTCTACCAGTGTTGAACAATCCGCCAGGGCGGGTGGGCCACTGGCGAGAACGAGTAGTGTGTTTGCATCCCCGCCTGAACCAACACCTCCTACTGCTTCGTCGGGAATTTCTCTCACTACGTCTGATGCCTATACGTTGACTGATGGTCCTACAATCTTCTTGGCGGAAGACGTAAATAAGGTGGGTAACTTTTACATACAACAAACCAATATTGCCGAGAGTGTATTTCAGAATATTTTGGCAAAGATCAGTAGAAACAATGATGTGGTTGCCCGTATTGACCGATTAGAAGGGGATATTTTAGCAAAAGAAACCAAATCTGGAACCGACGGAAAGAATGATAAAATGGCTGCCCGGGAAAGCGGGCGATTGTGTAAGGAATCGCAAGCGTGGATGGTTGAAATTAATAAACTACGCAAAGAATTACGAGCAGTTGGTCTAGACCCTATGTATGTGCCCAACTCGCGTCCACATCAATCTATTTGGACACCCGACGGAGAGGTGCGCGAAAACGCGTTCGTTGCAAACATTGACGAGATAACTGTCAAAGAAATTATGCAATTGAACGTTAGTAATAATTTCAAGGTTCTGTTGCTACTGGGCATTGGAATGTTTACAAATGAACCGAATGTCCAATATATGGAAATTATGAAGAAACTTGCAGACGAACAGCGCCTATTCATCATTATCGCCTCTTCCGACTATATTTATGGTACAAACTATCAGTTCTGTCACGGATTTATTGGTAAAGATTTGATGAATATGACACAACAAAAGACATTACAGGCAATGGGCCGCATCGGACGTAACAATATCCAACAAGACTATACTATTCGTTTCCGTACCGATGAAATGATTATGAACCTATTCACTAAGTCCGAGGTGAACGTGGAAGCAAATAATATGTGTGCATTATTCAACACGCCTTAAACAAAAATCAGCCTATTTAATTATTACATATTGTACCTTTTTTATGGAAAATTGAATACTTTTTATTACTACTATATAATGCATCTTAGTTACTTCAGTATTATTTATCATCCGTATCATGCAAAGTACCGGGTTATCTTGTGCGAACCTACAAACGCTGCGCGTGCATCAAGAATTCGTTTCGCCCAATACTCAATTGGACTTCTATATTAAAAACAATGCGTCGCCCGACATTCTCAAATATGTTGCGCTGCAAGGGAAGACTTTTGGTGAAAAATATATGGAACCAATTGCACACGATTGGTTCAAGTTAGAAAAAAGAACTTCGTCTATACACGACCACTCCAAACACGGCAAAACAATTGAACAAAAATCCGCTAGATATCACGCCAACGGCGATGACTGGAAGTGGCAGCACATTGAAATGAAACACGATTGGGACGTGTTGTTGCTCACCGGGCTAGACTTTGACTGTATTCGGTTTTACGTTGCCTCCCGAGATGTAGTCATTCAACTCATTGCAGACGGTATTATCACTGGACAGGGCAAGAAAAATGAAGAAGGCATTGCAGAAGCGCAACAAGCCTACTGGTTCTCCCGTAGCGATTTCAGAAAAAAACATAAAGTATTTACAGACTATTTCGTAGAAATCAGTACGGAAGCAGACCTGTGTAATTATCTAGATATCTAAACACTCTCCTCCCCCGCTAACCTCTCATTACACAGGTTTACATATTCGCCGTTTATTTCATATGCTATAAAATTTATTCCTTCGCGCTTTGCTGCTACACATTCACTTCCTGAACCCGCAAATGGAACCACCAACATTGTATCTTCTCCATTTTTGCTTGCCTTGATGAGTTTTCCACATAATTCTAGCGGTTTTTGGGTTGGGTGATCTACGCGTTCCTTTTTTCCGGCACCTCCGGCGAGTGCAGATACTTTGATTACATCTCTCGGCAATGCACCATTTTCGTGAGCGGTATAAACCGTTTCTTTTTCGCCGTTACTAAAACGACCTTTTGTCGCCTTTCTTACCTTTCCGGCTGCATTTTTAAGAAATGTATCAGTATATGGTTCCCTTACATCGTCGCGATTAAATACGGGTTTTTCTTTATAACAACATAAGATACTTTCGTGTGTTCTTTGCCAAAAGTTCAGCGATGGGGTCACTTTATTCGTATAATGCCAGATAATCCACCTCACATTTATGTTTATTCTTACACGAATAAATGCCAAGATTTCGCTGAACCCATATATGTATAAAGTCCCCTTCGGTTTTAATATACGAATACATTCCGATATCCATTCATCGCACCACTTTAAGTAATCCTCCATAGGTTGTTTATCACTATCATTACCAAAATCTTTGCCAATATTGTATGGGGGGTCACATATCACAATATCCGCTGAATTATCTGCCAATTTCTTCATTCCCATAATACAATCTTCCTGTATGATTGTTTGGGTCAGTGATCTACCAGATGCGTCTTCGGTCATTGTATTTTCCATTCTAGGTTCCGTTGTATTTTACTATCTCTTATTGTATACACGTATCTTCAATTTTCTACTATTATGCGTTTATGCTTTTTATTTCTAGGCCTAATAACTATTTGTTTATACAGAAAAAGTATAAAGATATTTGGTTATATTGTATAAACATGTCGGTTCGGTATATACTAGTTACAATAGAAGATCCCTCGGTCAGAGTTCCTCGTGTCCTAGAAGACTATATATATTCATTGAATATCATAAGTGATGTTATTCATTTAAACGAATTGTCTCTTGAACGGATCACTTCAACCACTGATATATTTATAATCACTCAAATGTGGTTAAATACAGTTTCTGTTCCAAAACAATTTATTGAGACGGGTAGACTTGTGTATTTAAATGTTGAGATGCTAACCGAATTAAAACGTATGAACCAGGTCATTGAGCTTGCACAATCTGGGATAAAAATCGCCGATTACAGTCGGTCAAATTTGTCTTACTTACGCGCATATATTAAAGATAAAGACATCGTTATTGACAATCTAATGGGTTATTATTTGCCTTATCAATATAATCTACGCGATCAGGTGCAATTGGCAAATATAGACGGAGTATACAACTATGATGTCGGCGTTATTAATGCCGTTATTAAACGAGACGCATCGGTCAATTCCGAATTAACATATAGAAGAGTAAAATTATGGGAACAACTACAAACTTCTGGCTTGAAATGCATAAATATTCTAGGCTGGGGGGCAGAACGGGATGAATTGCTGAAACGATGTAAGGTCATTATAAACGTACATCATTTTGAGTGTTTTAATATATTTGAACAGATTAGATGCGATAGACTTGTATTTGCAAAGAAAATCGTTGTATCCGATAAATCCGTTTTTACTGAGAAATATGATTTGGTTGGCAATGTATTGTGGGAGGAATTTGATAATATTATCCCCCGCACAAAAGAGGTTATACAAAATTTTGCAAAATATGACGGTATTATGCAATCGCTATCTATGGATCAGGTTATACAAAATCGTCGTGTAGAATTGGCAGATACCTTGAAAACGCTATAAAAAATTGAATATAAAAATAAGTATTTAGCATGTGGCATAATCTAACACAAATGAACACCCCATTGGTACTAATTGAACGCCGGTTGCCAAGAGAGCTTGTAAATATTATACAAACATATATACGTAACGATGTTGTCCACGAGGCACTCCGTTGCCACCTGCAATACTTGATATATGAACAAGATTTATATATCAAATACATTTACGACACGCAAGTTCGCCCTGTGTGTTTTTGTGATCGTCTTTCTCCAAAATACCTTCGTAAATACCACTTTTGCGACCATTGTCGGTGGTTTGAAAATGTAGTTGAATTGGGGGACACTGATGAATACAAGTCGGTGGGTTATATCACTTGTTTGAATAGTGAGAATAAACAACAATATAAACTTCTCAAATGGGACTAGAAATCGCATATGTGGGCAATAAAAATGGGTAGAGGGGTCTATTTTTATTGAATTCCCACAAGGAGGGACTTTTTTATCAACATTTGTTTTATTCACAATCTAACTATAACAAACCATTTTTTGTATGTATTGCTGGTTACATACTAGATAATGATCGCTTCCATACCGAAACAAATATCGGGTCAGTTACTACTCCGTCCCCCCAATTCATACCCGGACCGAACTTTTCCTCTTTACCATATGTGTCTACCATCGCAAAGTTGTTTTCCATTAAATGTTTTGAAAAATATTGTAAATCTTCATTTGAATTAAAATCGTGTTCAATTAT